CACCCCTTAGGGTAGGGGAGTACAGCAATTTTTACAATGTAAATAGCAACATATGCAATTTAGTGTATGGTATAATATAGACAATGAAAGAAACAAGAAAGGGGGTGTTCCAATGAAAAAAGAAGTTATGATTAAAATCACTGTAACCGATGATATTATTACTCTTGATGGTGTGAACTTGGATCAACTGTCCAAGGATGACATCATCTACAGTATTAAGGAGCTTGTCGCTCTTGCGAAGATTATGCAAGGATGACAGAAGGGAGATTCCACAAATGGAAATGCGTAAATTCGTTATCGAGATTCACCCGGATGGCACACTGACATGCTGCGAATATGAGGACCCCGAGGATGCTGTCAGAGCAGCAAATGGCCGTGCATGGTTGGCCGGTTATCAGCAGGCCGTTGCGCATTGCAATGAGCAAGTTAAAACGCTTGAAGGGATTAACGGAAACAGTACAGCGGCTAGTTTAATGTATCAGGGTGCCGCTTATGTACGCGATGGGGTCGTCCAAATGTATCGGAAGTATTGCAAAGATGCCGCAGGCGACCCCCGACGTAAGTGCCCCGACTGCGGGTGTTGTTGCGATTATGGCTCCGCATGCTGCGACATGAAAGGTGGCAATATAGACCATCCGGGCGGTTGTAAAAAATTGTAAGTCGAAACGGCCCTCCGGGACGTCTATCGGGACCGCCCGCCCGGTATTGATAATGACAGGGCAGAAAGGACAAATATTATGAATTTCCGTAACAGCAAGAGCACCAGCAAGAGCAACAGCAAGCGCACCGGCAAAACAAATAAGACCTTTGTTAAGTTGGCAGAAGTTGAGGGGGCTTTGCAGATTGAAGATGGTGAAATGTGGATGAAATCCTCCAAGGATGAGGCTTGGGCGCCGGGGGTAACTATCAACATCGACGAAAACAACGTTATTTCCGACTGGGTGAGAAAAATTACCTTGCGCAATGTTGAGCTGACTGTTGAGGAGAACGAGCGGGGCTACCCTGAGCTTGTCATCTCCGGCCAGAGCAACCCCGACGATTCGGGTGATTTACCGTGCTAACCGGCGGGCGGCCATAGGCCGCCCTTATTTATTATAGGAGACCCCATGAAAAGTAAAGATAACAGAGTATCCTTGCTGAACTGCGACGACTCCATGATATATCTTGCCTCTGCCATTGTATATAGCGGAGTCACAACCAATGATGTCAAGTTTTTCCGCTCCGACTGGGCCAAAATTATTTTCAGCGGATTGGGCATTGAAGCGAACCCTCTGGACTGGTATCATATGATAATGGATAGAAAGGAGCGCGAGAAGCATGGCAGTAGGCGCAGCCAAAGCAAGTGCAACCCTTAAATACAGTGCCGAGCTGTATACCCCCTATGCCTTGGAGTCTTGGCCTGATAATCAGATGCGCAAAGAATACACTCGACTGCGCGACATTGCGCAGAAGCGTATTAAGCGCCTATCCGGGGACCCCATCAGCGGCACAAGCGACGTTTATAAAGAATTTGCCGGAGGTTTCCCGACCCTAAAGGCAATGCGCGGAGACCGCAAAGCATTGGAACAGGCGCTCGCGGATGTAGCGCGTTTTGTGCGTTCTAAAGGTTCCACAGTAGGCGGTGCCCGTGAGGAATTCAAGCAAAAAATGAAAGTCGGTGGTATTGATGTAGCCGACGTGCCCGAGGAGCAGTACATGGCCTTGTCGGAGTGGTGGGAGATCGTGAAAGCATCGGGCGTATATTACTATCCGTCCGACCAGCCGGTTATGTACTGGCGCGAGAAAGGCGGTTACAATGTCAGTATCGACGATTTTGTAAAGTGGCAGCAAGGCGAGGTCAACTATGGTAAAGAATGGGACTACAGCGACAGCAGCAGTTCCGCCGACCTGCGCGGAGGTTTTGGCGGAGGCTTGTAATTATAACCCTGTCCCGTGGCTTATGGAGCATTTAGACCGCAAACACACAAAAGGCAAGAAACGCAAAACAAACAAGAAGCGCTTATATGTTAATATGCCGTGTGCATTTGATATTGAGACTAGCCGAGTATGTGTTGATGCGGACGACAATCCCCACACCATAATGTATATTTGGCAGTGTCAACTCGGTCTGGATATTACCATTATTGGTAGGACGTGGGACGAGTGGCTACACTTTACAAGCATAATCAGCGACTATTTGCAAGCCAACAGCGGCCAGCAAGGCAACTGGTATCTGTGTATGTACGTTCACAATTTGGCCCACGAATTCCAATATCTGTCGGGTGTTCTGGATTTTGGCCCGGGTGATGTGTTCGCCAGCAAACCCCGTAGGGTCTTAAAATGCGACAATCACGCTATTGAGTACCGATGCAGTATGCGGCACAGCAATTTGTCCCTTGATGCCTGGGGCAAACAGCTGGGGGCCCCTCATGCCAAATTGACGGGGGCCCTTGATTATTCAAAGGTTCGCTACCCATGGACGTCTTTAACGTCTACAGAATTAGCGTATTGTGTCAATGATGTTCGGTGTATTGTGGAGTGCCTGTTAATCGAGATGATCCGAGATGGGGACGACCTCTATACTTTGCCGTTGACGCGTACCGGTTATGTCAGACGAATGGCCCGAGAAGCAATGTATAAATGGGGCATTAAACGGGTCAAGCGCCTTTTGCCGTCATGGGACCTTTACCAGATGTTGCGGGAGGCGTTCCGAGGTGGTGACACGCACGCCAATCGCTATTATGTGGGGTTACATTTGGAAAACGTCGGTTCCGTGGATATGTCGAGTGCGTACCCTGCCGTACAATGCGAATGTTATTTTCCTATGACTCCATTTAGGCAGGAACTGCCCACCGTAGAGCGTTTGATGCAATGTATGAGGCACGGCAAGGCGTGTCTGATGCGCTTGCAAGTGAAAGGTTTGCGTCAGCGTTTCAAGTGGTGGGGGTTCCCCTATATCCCCCTTGCGAAGGTTCGGCATTGTGGAGGATACATTAACGACAATGGACGTCTGTTGTCTGCTGAACAATTAGAGATCACCATAACCGATATAGATTTTAGAATCATTGCCAAAGAATATGACTGGGATGCCCTTAATGTTCTGAACCTGTATACGTCCGATTATGGCAAACTGCCAAAGCCCTTGACGGATTGTGTAAAAGAGAGTTATACCGGTAAAACATCCCTTAAAGGTGTGGCCGGTCAAGATTTGTATTATGTCAAGGCCAAGGGCGATCTCAATAGCTATTACGGCATGACCGCACAAGACCCCCTGCAGCTGGACACACTTTTTGACGAGGACGACCCCAACAATCTTTGGAGTGAATGCACCGACGACCCGGAGGGCAGTTATAACGAGCATCGCCCCCACTTGTTTTTGCCTTACCAATGGGGCGTATGGACAACCGCTCACACCCGCAAGCGCCTAAAAATAGCGCAATGGGCCGCGGGCAAAAATGGCGTGTACTGCGACACGGACAGCGTCAAATACATGGGTAATATTGATTTAGCGGAGTTTAACAAAGCGGTGAAACAGCTTGCGAAAGATAACGGCGCTTGCGCTACAGACCCCAAAGGCAATACTCATTACATGGGGGTATACGAGCAAGAGCGTAGCTATGCGGAGTTTATGACATGGGGCGCTAAAAAATACGCGACTACCTATAAAAAGGGCGGGCCAATTACTACTACCATAGCAGGAGTCAGCAAGCGGAAGGGCGGTTTGGAGCTGGCCCTTTGGGGTGGTTTTGAGGTATTCAAGCCCGGCTTTACGTTTTGTCTTGCCGCCGGAAATCAGGTTATTTATAATGACCGGCCCAATGTGCCCGATTTTGTGGTTGACGGGCATACGGTACATATAACAAGAAACCTGTGTATTTGTGATAATACCTACACGTTGGGTATTACTGACGAATACGCAAAGATACTGGGGTACAAGATTATGGAGGTTGTCTGATGATCAAACTGTACACTGATGAAGGTTGGCCGAATTTTTCCGAAAAAGATGGCATTTTGTCCACCGGGGCATCTATTATTTTTATTTGGGGCGGACGTGGTACCGGCAAGACTTATGGAGTATTGAAGCACGTGCATCAGACCGAGGAAGAATTTCTATATCTGCGCCGCACGCCGCAGCAGGCGGAACTTATTTGCGCATCGCCCAGTATGTGGCCGTGGTCTCCATTGAACGACGATTTGCAAACACATTACGCCCCGTTCAAATTGCCCAAAATAGCGGGGCTGTATGAAGTGGGCAATGCAGGAGCCTACACGGATACAGGAGCACCCATAAAACCGGCCAAGATGTCGGGCGTAGTGGGTAGTGTGGTGACTCTTGCTCGCACCCGTGGTTTTTCAAGCCCCCATACCAATATAATTATCTTGGACGAGTACCAGAAAGAAGAATCCGACTATTACCGGCGAGGCGAGGGTGTGGGCCTTGCCAACATTTATGAAACGGTCAACCGTAACCGCGAATTGCAAGGGCAAAAGCCCCTGACGCTGTTGTGTATGTCGAACGCGGTGGGCATGGCCAACCCCTATTATATGCAGTGGGAAATTACAGATACGGTTGAAAAGATGATCGGCAAGAAAGAGCGCGTCAAGCTGTTGGCCGATAAGGGCGTCTTGCTGGTCGATCTTGTCGATAGTCCCATAGCAAAGGAAAAAGCAAATACGGCCCTCTATAGGTCTATGAGCGGCACAGACTTTTATAGATCAGCCATTGAAAACCAGTATAGCGCGGAAGAAAAGAGTTTGGTAGTGTCCCGGCCCCTGCGAGAATATTATCCGCTTGTTCAAATTGGGCGGTGCTGCATCTATGAGCATAAGAGTAAACCCCTCTACTATGTGTGCCGGCATCGGTCCGGTGAGATGCCCACATACGGCACCGGCGATTATGAGCGTAAACGATTCAGGGCCGCGTATGGGTATATCTGGCCCGCGTATTTGCAGAGGCAAATTGAGTTTGAGCGCTACTCGGATGAAATTTTCTTTCGTGAGTATTGCGGTACTTGACTTTTTTATACGGGTAGTATATATTAAAGTTAATCCCAGGTGCCCACAGGCAGCCCCCAGAAGGGGCGGGCATGCGTCAGCCAGCGCAAGAACCTGGGATTTACTTGTATCTGTATGGGAGGTGATGTTATATGAACGTTTATGCAATTCTGGCCGTTCTGGTGTTTATCGGTATGGATGTTGTCAGTGGTATGGTAAAAGCCTTTTCTACCACTGGTTTTGATTCCAGCGTGATGCGTCGGGGGTTTTATCACAAACTCGGTGAAGTTCTGGCCGTGGGGTTGCTTGCTGCTGCTGATTTCTACTTGCCCCTTGTGGGCGTCAACGTCGATGTGTCTTTCTCGGCCATCGGTTGCGCTTATTTTGTTTTGATGGAAATTGGCAGCATCATCGAGAATATCGGAATGATCAATCCCGAATTGGTAGGACCCCTCACTAAAATTTTTGCAAAACTCAAGGGGGATTAACCAATGGGTTGTTATATCATTTTCGCCCAGTCGATCACAAACGAGCGTGCGTTTCTGCTGGCTGACCTTTGCACTCGTTTGGGCATCGGCTACTATAGCGACTGGGCAGACGTCGCCCACACGCGGCAGTGTTGCGCGGTGGGTCCTCTCTCCAAAGGCGATAAAGATCAGGTCATTAAATGCCTGACACATGACACATACGTTGTAATGGAGGCGACCAAAGTTGAAAATCAGTGAAAAAGCAGCCCTCGCTATGGCCGGATACACCAAAGCAGAAATCGAAGCTATGGAGCAGACCGCACCGCAGCCCGTGCCGCAGACCGCACCGCAGCCCGCACCGCAGCCCGCACCGCAGCCCGCACCGCAGCCCGTGCCGCAGCCCGCACCGCAGCCCGCACCGCAGCCCGCACCGCAGCCCGCACCGCAGACCGTGGCGCAGCCCGCGCCACAGTATGATGGCCTCGAAACCCTGTTGCAGCAGATTTTGCAGGGTCAGCAGACCAGCGCCCAGGCAATGCAGACTATGACCCAGACGCTGCAGGCAAACGCGTTGGGCCTTGGCATCCAGCAGCAGCCGGCGGCAGATGCCGCAACGGTGACGGCCCGAATCATCGATCCGACTTATGGAAAGGAAGTGAAGTAATATGCCTCTTGGTATGGATTTTGCGGACATTGCCGCAATTTTGACCGAAATCAATAAGATGGCCACCGGCCAGAAACCGACGTCGCCCATCGTGGATACGTCGAGTTTTGTATCCGTAGCGCAGGCTACGCTATTGACCGGCGCCGACAATTACACCAAAGCTATCAGTCAGGTGTTAGGCCGTACCATCTTTGCTGTCCGTCCCTACGATGCCCCCATGAAGCGCTTGCAGGTCACGGGCGACGACTGGTCGAACCATGTGCGGAAAATCAATTTCTGCGACACCGACCCCGTCACCGACAAGGCGTGGGAGCTGGAGAACGGCCAGAGCGTGGATATGTACGAGGTCCACAAGCCTAAAGTCCTCCAAACTAACTACTACGGCCAGACCAATTACAGCCGCGTGTACACGCAGGCTGATACCCAGATGGAAGCGGCCTTCAAAGGCCCCGAGGAACTGGCGCAGTTCTGGTCTTCGTTCGTGCTGCATCTGTCGAACCAGATCGAGGCAGACCGCCGTAACCTGGCCAACAACCTGATGGCCAATCATCTGACCGGCATGACTGAGGCCAGCCCCTCCAGCGTCGTCTATCTGCTCGACGAGTACAACGCCCAGCAGGGCACACAACTGACGGTGCAGGACGTCTACAAAGAAGCGAACTTCCCGGGTTTTGCAAAATACGCCTATGGCCGTATCAACGATATTTCCCGCCTGATGAAGGAACGCTCCATCAACTGGCATCAGAACTGGAAGATCGGCGGCACGACGTACAACATCATGCGGCACACCCCGTATGATCGCCAGCACCTCTATCTGTACAGTGGCACGCAGAGCCAGATCGACGCCCGCGTGATTCCCGAGGTGTTCCACGATAATATGTTGAAATACCGTGACGCGGAGCAGGTCACTTTCTGGCAAAACATCGACAAGCGCGAGACCATTTCCGCGACACCTGTTGTGACCACTGCTGCCGGTGTGGCGTCCAAGAATGCAGCAGTGCAGCTCTCCAATGTATTCGGGTGCCTGCTGGACTGGGACGCCATCGGCTACACTCCGAAGCTGTCCCGCGTGGTCCCTACCCCCATGAACGCACGCGGCCTGTACACGAACTTCTGGTATCACTACGGTTGGTCGTGGTACGATGACTTCACCGAGAACGCCGTGCTCTTCCTGATGACCTCCACAGACGTCACTAAACCCGGCACGGGCACAGCCTCCATCCTGAAAACCACCACGCACAAGGACGCGGACCCCTCGAAGTCCTGACCGGCACCGGCGGGCAGTACGCTCGCCGGTATTTTTATAAGGAGGTACAGACTTGAAAGCGACTTTTTATGTATTTCCTAAGCGCACCAATAGTACAAAGCGACCCTCCAGCGGCACAGATTACAATATTGAGGTAAAGGCCCCATGCAATATAATCAACCCCGAAATTAAAATAGCCTCTAATGCGAATCCTACAGGGTATAATTACTGCTGCATTCCTACTTGGGGCCGCTATTACTGGGTAAAAAACTGGACTTATTCTAACAGCTTGTGGACTGCATCGCTTGTGGTAGATGCCTTGGCAAGCTATCGTGACCAGATTGGCAGCTCCACAGAATACGTGTTGAGGTCGTCTGCACAGTACGACAGCTCTATTTCAGACAGCCTCTACCCAGCAAAAGCTACCGTTCAGAGTGTCACAAATGCTTTTCAAGGAGGTTTTGCTGAAACGATCAGTGAAGGGTTCTTTGTTATTGGATTTATAGCCAAAGCCCCCAACTCCATTGGAGCTGTCACTTATGTAGTAATGTCTCCTGGAAACGCTAAAAAACTCTCCTCCAAATTACTAACCGATGTGTCGTACCTTAGTATAGACAATGCAGAGATTAGTGACAGTTTAACAAAAATACTTTTTAATCCCTATCAGTATATCGTAAGTTGTAACTACTTTCCATTTGATATTGCCGAACTTACCGCGCATCTACCGCTTGTTTCCAGTGTAGATGTTGGTTGGTGGTCGGTAGACGTTCCGTGCTGGATTTTGGGAGAAGATAATAACAATTTAACAAAATCTGTAAGTGTGGGTATTCCGAAGCACCCACAAGCGGCAAGTCGTGGAGGGTATTGCAATGCCTCCCCTTACACGGACTACACTATCTTCTTGCAGCCATTTGGAGTAATTCCTCTTGATGCCTCTAAATTGTGGGGCGCTGCAACATTATCTATACAGTATACGGTGGATCTTTTCACCGGCGACAGTATCTTGCGAATGTTTACTGATACAAATCAGCTAGTACACGAGACAACCGCTAAACTCGGGGTACCTATTCAACTTTCAAATATTACATTTGATGTACCATCGGGCGGAGGACTGCTGCAAACGGGTATTGCTGCTGCGTTCGGAGGTCTCCAAGCAGCATTAACCGGGGGATCTTTCTCAGACGTCGGAAACGGTATTCTAAATGCTGCACAAGCAACCAATGCTGATGTTGCAAGTAAGGGTGCCACTGGTTCTACAATAGCTTTTGATTCGGTACCGTATATGGTCGCTCGCTTTAAAATTCTTGTGGACGACAACAATGAGGACCACGGACGGCCCCTGTGTAAGCGGGTACAGTTGTCCACAATTCCGGGGTTTATCATGGTGGACGACCCCGACATTGCACTCAATGCCACGGCAGCAGAAATTGACAGTGTCAAAAGTTATATGAAGAATGGTTTTTTCTATGAGTAGGAGGCATAAACAATGGCAGTATATAAACAGTGTATTACTGATGTGTCGCCAATCAGAGTGACAGCCGGTTATCCGGCGTACCCGGACGGAAGTCCCCACCGGGGCATTGACACAGTACACGGAGACCATAAAGCATACGCGCCCGAGGCGGGCGTTGTGGTAGTGGCCCAGCATTGGAATGGCAGCACCTCGGGCAACCAGTCATGGGGCAATATGATTAAGGTGCGGATGGCCGACGGTACAACATGGCGTGCCGCGCACTTTGCCTCGCAAATTTGGAACGTGGGCGACACTATTTCCAAGGGTCAGTTTATCGGCACGCAGGGCAAAACCGGCAACGCAACGGGCATTCACACGCATTGGGAGTACGCCGATGCAGCCGGAAACCTGAGGGACCCGTCCAGCATTATCAGAATCCCAAATCAGGTTGGCACATGGGATGTAGAATGGGACTCCGGCGGAGGCCCGGGTCCCGGGCCGTGGCCCACCGGTAAGTTGCCGGTGTGGTTACTGTTTAAAATGGCAAAAGGAGGTCGTCTGTTATGAGCGCCCCCTACAGCTATGAGCAAATCAACGCTCATGTGTCCCCGGTGACTCCCTCCGTAATGCACACCAAGGGCAACAGCTTATCCTATTATTTCCGCAAATATCTGTTTCTTGAAGCTGTGTCTATGGTCAGGTGGACGCTCCCAAACACTTGGCCCAGTAACCGCTTGCAATATCTTGTATTCGGTTCTGGAGGTGTTACGGTGTTCGATACTGACCGCTACGGCCTCGTTTATGACCGAATGGGACTGACCGGCATTAACATCTTCTATAATCCCACACACTCCATCATTGCTAACCCTTTTATTAAAGGGTCCCCCTATTTGCAAATCGGGAAGCAGTGCGAGATCATCAATTTGCAGCCCGATTACCGCGGTATGGTGGATATTGTGGCCTATTATGGCGATATGATGGCCCTTGCTGCCCAGACCATCCAGAGCAATTTAATCAACAGCCGCCTTGCCTATGTGTTTGCCGCGGGTAACAAAGCCGGGGCAGAATCTTTTAAAAAGATGTTCGACCAGATCATGCAGGGCGACCCCGCCGTTTTTGTGGATTCCTCGTTGCTCAAAGCGCCTAAAAATGGGGCATCCGGGCAAGCCCCGTGGATGTACTTTTCGGCAGACCTCAAAGGGAACTTCATCACCAACGAACTGCTTACAGCCCTTAAAACCATTAAAGCGCTGTTCGATACTGAGGTAGGCATCCCGAACACGAATACCAGCAAAAAAGAGCGGATGTTAACCGACGAAGTCAATTCTAACAACGTTGAGACAGCCGCCAAAGCGTCGCTCTGGTTGGACAGCTTGCAGCGTGGTTGCGAACGGGTTCACAAGCTGTTTGGAATCAACAAATCTACTTTATGGGTCGATTGGCGTTTTCCGCCCGATACTGGGGCGCAGGAGGTGAACAACGATGCACGCAACATTGAGCTTTAACGGCCTGTTGGCAGGATACCCCAAACTGTTCGATGACTTGGAAGTCCCTGACAATGTCTCTAAAGACGCTGTCTGCAATCAATTGCTGTTTGATACGCTGGAATTGGAGGTGTTGTACGCGGATGGCCCCACTATGCGCAGGGCGCTGGGCGTCTATTCTGAAACCATGCTTCCGAGCTGGACCCGGTACGCCGAGGCGCTGGGCCTTAAATACGATGCTTTGGCATCCGATGACCGAATCAGAACCACCGACCATGCAGGAACCAGCGGCGGCACAATCAACCGCACAAACGGCGTGAAGGGCACAACTACCAGAGCGCCGAACCTGACCACCACCGGCCAGAATACCGGCAGCGACAGCACCACTCGGGACGTTACGGGGTTTGACAGCGGAACATTGCAAACCGCTGAAAAGAGTACAACGGCCCTTGGAACGGGGAACACCATTACCAGCAGCGGCACGGACACGACCACCACCGATCAGACCACAACCGATAACAACACCTCCGAATTGCACAACGGCTACAAAGACACCGTGACCGAGAAGGGCCGGGCAGGGCGGGACCCACAAGACCTTATTGCCAAAGAGTTGACTCTTGCAATGGAAAATGCAGTGCAAAAAATCGTTACGGACATCCGGGCAAACTTCTGTTTGCTGGTATATTAAGGAGATGCAATAAAATGGGTATCATAAATCCTATTCACAAAGCACCCTACACCAATTTCCATGATCTCAATCTGGATTGGATTATTGAGGTACTAAACGAGTTTAATACCAAACTGACAAATTTTGTCAGCCTGGCCACGATCAAGTACGCGGACCCGATTCAGTGGGACATTACCAGCCAGTACGAGGCAAACACCGTAGTTGTGGATAGCAAGGGCAACGCCTATCTGTCTGTGCAGCCGGTGCCGTCCGGTGTTTCTCTGGACCGTACTGAGTTCTGGACCAAAATTGGCAATTTTGATGAACTTTGGGCCGATGTCAAAAAGGCCATTACTCCCATCGATGAGGGGCACAGCCCCACCGCGACAGCCGCAAGAGCTGTCAACGATCTTGTCTGGGTAAACGGGGCGCTGGTACGTGTCACAAGAGCAATGATCGCCGGTGATGCTTACGTGCCCGGCTCTAACTGCGTTAGCAGCTCCACAAATGAAGTTCTGCACTACCTTATCACCGCATTTAATGAGGGCTTGAGCGCAGAGAAAACGGCCCGGGAGAACGCCGACGCCAAGCTTCAGACAGCTATTGACGCGGAAAAAACGGCTCGGGAGAACGCCGACACCAAGCTTCAGACAGCTATTGACGCGGAAAAAACGGCTCGGGAGAACGCCGACACCAAGCTTCAGACGGCTATTGACGCGGAAACAACGGCCCGGAAAGACGCGGATAATAAACTACAAAAAAATATTGACGCTGCTCTAAAATCAGCTGTCAACTGGGCAAACGTTAAAACATACGGAGCCGTTGGTGACGGGTCTACTGATGAAACCTCCGCTTTCAACGCCGCAAAAGCCTCGGGGTTGCCCCTATACATCCCACAGGGCACATTTAAGGTGTCGGGCTTTGAGTCTGCACAAAACGTCCCGGTATATATTGACGGCGTAATTGGCGGAACTATCACCATCAACGGGCCTATTATGGCTAAAAACAAACAAATTTTTGAGACGGGGTCGTCCGTCACTATTGCAAAACAGTATGCCGACGGGTCCGCAGATTGGTTCCCTGATTTACAGAGTGCTATAAGCACTTTGCATAAAGTGCACTTATCAAATCGGACATATACAGTGTCTACAAATATCACGATCAACAAATCGGGTTTTTCCATGGTGGGCCCTGAATATTCTGACGAAGGAAACGGCGCGCTCATAATTTTGAATAACAATTCTAGTATTATCGTCGGAGACATTCGTGGCCGAACAATTAATAATTTTCCTCGTTGCATAACGCTGGAAAATATTGAAATTCAGAATCATGATGCAGAGTTCCCTGTAAAGATTTACGGGGTAGTCTACGGAACTTTCCGGCACCTGTTCGTTAAGACGATGTCAAACGATGCGGGGGGTGGATTTTACATCACCAAAAACGTCTCTACCGTGTATGAACGTTGTTATGTGCAATCTGTTGACCATAACGGGTCTAATAGATTCAGAGCTTATCACTGCACCGACGAGGGTACCCCCATTTTAGCGGGCGGTAATGCATCCTTGTATTTTGTGCGCTGTTCCTACGGTGATACTTATAACACAGCAAGTAGTTTTAACTCGGTGGGTTTTGGTGTGATAGGCGCGGGGAGCGACATTTATTTACTATCGTGCGAAACGGCAACTGGTGGTTATGGCGTCGTGTTCGAGAGCGAGAGTGCTACAGGAGACAACCGCTTTAACGATATTTTAATATCGAACTGCGTATTTGATGGGTGCTCGCAGGGTGGTATTCAGTTTTACAAAACTGCTGCCGGATGCATCAGCATCGATAACACCTATGTAGCTTGTACTCCCAGTGGATTGTTTGGGTTACAATTTAACCAATGTAATGGGCTGACATGTGCTGTCAACGGATTACAGCTACTAGGCTTGGGGACTTCCATGATAGGCGTACAGTTTGTCGGGGATGGGGCTAATGCTATCGGAAATTTTATTACAAAAGGTATCACAAATGCCTTTGATGGTACACCCGCTAATACCGAACTAACATACTTGCACAACGGCACTTTAAAACACTATCCGGCCAGGTAATATAACCGCATCTAGTGCCCACTCCCCTACCCTAAGGGGCGTGGGTACTATATTTTGTGTCTATTGACATTTTGCACAAAGATTTGGCCGTTGGGGAAGAAAATTTTGTGCAATCTGC